CGAATAGGAAGGACTTAATTATTCAATATTGCACCAGCAAAGAGGGTAAATAGGAATCCTCTAACTTCAATGTAATAGTTATTTGTTAGTAGTTTTGCGAATTTGTGTATATATTGGCATCCAAGGCGGCCTCCTCTCCGCCCTTCGCACCCAGGGCACAGTAGAAAGCCAAGACACTCGCCTCCTGGGCATCCTTGGGCCTCGGGATTCCACTATTTATATAAAAATGAATCGCCACCAGTCACCGCAGGCACCACAGAAGACGCTCTAAAACCTCCTCTCGCAGTACTCCCGTCGTCGCCTCTCAGCCTCCCGGAACTCGCCCAGAGCCATCCGGGCCTCTGGGGAGAGATCCGCCTCCGGCAACCTGTCCAAGGCGGAAAGGCGAATAGCCAGGAGACTGGGGCGCAGGAAAAGCCCCAGAGAGCAACCCAGGGCATCCGTGCACGCCGGTTTCCAGTGGAAGAATAATAAAAGAAAGGTAGATAAAAATGGATTAAATGATGCCTGGCGCATCCATTTCTCATTTTAGCACAAAAGGCCCTTCTGCAGTAGGCCAAAATTCCTTTAACCAATCAGGCCCTTCATCCTTTATCCTCTTCCAAATTACTTTTACTGAGACTCCGTCACCACCGATTAGCCACCCTTTTTTATCATGAATGGAAGCCATGATTTTAAGCCTCCTGGATCATTAGCATTAAATCAACTTGATCTTGCATATTCAAGCCCTCACCTTTCCGTTTCCTAAAAATATTACCTTCCAGCTTACTTGATCTGTGCTGTCGCTGGCCTCCATTAGTTCAGCCTCTGGGATATTCGCCTCCCTGGCGTCCTTCAAGGTCACTTTTGCCAGCCGGGCCTCGGCGGAGAGCTCCACCTCCGGCCACATGTCCAGGGCCTTGCACCTCTGCCTGGTCTTACCACTAACGATTAGAGTGAGATCCCGGACGGCCACAAAAATAAGGGATGAGGCCTTAAGCTGTAGCAGTTGCACGCCCTCTCCCCTCCGGAAGCTTGCCGGTCATGACGTATTCCACAGCCTCGCGGGCCTGCTTACTGGCCTTCAAAACCCATTTAGGATTACTCTGCAAAGCCTTCAGCCAGGAGCCAATATATGCAGTGGAGTTTTGCAGGGTCTGGGATGTATCGAGGGCGGCAATCTGGCAGAGGAAGGCGGCGCCCATCTCGGCGGTGAGCTCCTCCTGGCTCCTCACATCCGTTCCCATGTGGTAGTCCCTGAGGGTTTCCCGACTAAGCCTCTCAGCTCCTCCCGTCCAATGTATCAGTTCGTGAAACGCCGCTGCATAATAATCTTCACTGCTGTCGAACTGATCAAGAGTAGGAAGATAAATCGTATCGCTTTGCGAGCAATAATAAGCCTTTTTGAGATCGGCCTCTATGCGGGGACCTCTCCGCCGCAGTAACTCCTCAGCGCCGACGACCTGATGATTTTCCCTCTCCCCGGGAAGCTTCTTAGGCAAGCCCTTTGTCTGGCACCAGTTAAAGACGGTATAGTACTTGAGGAAGTTCAGAATTCTAAGGGAGACCTCGCCCTTTTCGTTCTGCTCCTCCTTTACTACGCGGTCAGCAAAGACAATTGGCCGGCCCTTCTCACCGGCCTTGATGGAGCCTCCCATCTTCTGAGCCTGGCGGAATGTGACCCAGTAAGGGCTCTCGTAATTCGACTGCAAGAGGAGGGTATTGATCCCTTGATACTCCTTGTTTGTAACATAGGATGTAGGCCAGCAGTCCTGCCAGGGACGACGCCAGGGAACTATTCCCTGGCCAAGCTGCTTTAGTATCTGGCCGGTCACGACCTGGAAGACGTCCTTCATCTGGCCTGCCTCCCGGAATGGTCATCATATCCCAGGGTCTGCAACTCACCCAGGATGAGATAAGATAACGTGGTAGCTATTCTCTCCTGTTCGGAAAGAGGAAGCTTGAGGGCCTCCTCAAGAACCTCATCAGGGCTCATAGCTTCCACCTTCTGATTATCTCCCGGTGCCGGGGGGCTTGAATCCAGGAACGCCACCAGGAGTTAAGAGCGACAAAGGCCACAGTAACGAAAAGCAGGCCAAAAAAGAGGAGATTGGCATCTACCGGCCAGGCAGAGGTATCAACTACATTCTGCATTTTCAATACCCCAGGCTGATGCAGTAGCGGTGCTCTTCCCGCTCAAGGTCCTTGTATTCCCGGCAGTCCCACTGGCCAGCATCTCCCAGGGCCTTCAGCCGGGACTGTATTGCTTCCAGCCTGCGGGCCGACCTGCAGAAAGCTTTGTAGTCCATGGGCTGAAACTCATGCACCCGATGGGCGGCGTAATCGTTCTGCAGGTATTCTTGGTAATCTTTGACCCTCTTGGAATTGGCCAAAACCGGGACGGATTCGGGCTTTCTCCTGCCGGACTTTGGCTTTGGGGTGGAGGCCTTCATTGGGTGGCTTTCCGGGCGGCGTTCTGAGCCGTTCCCGTCTTCTTGCTGGGCGACGAGTTCGGGGAAAGCGGCTTTGAAGTGCCTGCACTTTCCGCGGTAGAGATAGCCTTTGCAGGTGCAACCATTTGGAGTCACTCGATAATAGAACTGGCCTGTAGAGGAGAGCACCAGGGCAATTTGCTCGTAAGGGGTCTCAGGCATCTTTACCATATCGGGCTTGGCCACTGTGGCCCGGCCGGTCATGATCTCGACCAGGGCTTGCACAAAGCGGACCTCAAACATTCCTTCACTGGCTGCGGGCGGCAGTGGCATCTTTGCCTTTATCCTCTCGGCTTCGGCCTGGGCACCGGCTGCCATCCGATCTGCTACCTGCCTCATTCTCTGCTGCTCGGCAAGCATCTCGTCAACGAGCCAGCTTGCGGGTGTTGCTTTTGTTTCAGTTGCCATTTTTCGAACCTCCCAAAAGTTCTTAGTATATACCCTATTTTTGGGCTTATAAGTATTGCGCTTGCGCAAACGCTTGCGCAAGCGCAAATATCTAGTTTAGGGCCTGAAAGGCAGCCAAGCGGCAATATTGCGCGACGAAGACAGCACTAAAATCGATATCAATAGACACTATAAACAGAACAAAGAAGACCAACAGAGATAACGCAAAATGGCTCGCTTGGAACGGTCAGCCCTTAAAAGTTATATGTCATTTTTAGAAATATCTACAAAAATGTCATAGAATAAAGTCCAGCTCAGGGCAGACCCCGCCCGGCCATCTCGCCCGTCCGTCTAGGTCAGTAAACCCCCCGGAATGTGGGGGGTCCGGGGGGTTTGCGTTAATTCCCACAGCGACGAGCACGGACCCCCACGGGTTGGGGTCCGCGCGCAGGAGCGTGCCTACTCGCATGCCCGGATCAACCGAAGAGAGGAAGCCGTACAGGAAAGCTCATGCCCCCTGATTACTGACAGAGGCCCTGTGCCCCCTGGACTCTCGACCGAAAAGCTCCCGCCCCGGAATTTCCGCCGCATGAAAGGTCCCCCGTGTATGGGGTTAGAGGAAGCCCGCACGGCGCTTGAGTGCGCCCCCACCCCTTCCGCGCGTTTTATCGCGCGCGGCACCCCATAAGAAGAAGCTCAAGCAGCAGAATTTTGGGGGAGAGGCCCCAACTGGCCCTGGAGAGGGCCATCCAGGCCCTCCTCCTAACAGTCCCGCAATCTCCGAAAAGTATTTATGCGCAAGCGCTAACGCAAGCGCAATGCCAGAAAAAAGGGATAAAGTGATCGACCGGATCAACGCCCCGGTCCTTGCCACCGCCAAGCATGTCCTGAATGAGTTTCAGGAAAAAGGAAACTACAGCTCCCAGAGCGATGCACTCAGCGACCTGCTGCTGGATTACGGAAGGCTCCAGGAGAGGGTAAAGGAGCTTGAAGCCCAACAGGCCGAAGCGAAAAAGAGTTAATCTGCGCAGAGTATAAACTTATTTGAGATATCGGTGGTGGAGCCAATTAGCCTCATCGATGAAATCAAAATGATGATCTCCAGACGAGATTATCACCTCACGTTTCACGCCCGCGCCAGGATGTTTGAGCGGCACATTTCCAACCGAGACCTGGTAGACTTAATAATGAACGGAGAGGTAATAGAAGAATATCCTGACAGGGAGCCCTGTCCTGCCGTCCTCATACTGGGATTCGTGTCGGGTCGTCAGTGCCATGCAGTTGTGGCCTGCTGCATGGATCACCTGCGGATCATCACAGTATACTGGCCAGATGAAGAGAGATGGATAAATCACTGCCTGAGGAAGAACGAATGATACCGGATACTTGCAGTTTTTGCAAGGGCAAGCTGCACGAAGGCAAAAAGGAATTCGTTGTTAAAGTAAAGAATGAAGTAGTGGTCATCAAAGATGTTCCTGCCCTTGTATGTGACTGCTGCGATGAAGCGTATATCACTCCTGAGATCTCCGAAAAAATAGATGAAATCATGGAGGAGTTTTATGCTGGAAAGCTCCTGGCAAAACCTTTAGCTGCTGGAGAAGTGGCATTGAAAGCATGACCTGATTCAAAAGACGACGCAGCTCTCACGCAAGCGTGAGAAGACCGTATTCTGACGGCAAAGACCCGTCCAAGCTCATTATCCCAGGTTTTACGTCAATTCCCACAGCGACGAGCACGGACCCCCACTGGTTGGGGTCCACGCGCAGGAGCGTGCCAACTCGCATGCCATGATCAACCTGAAAGGCAGAAAGTACAGGAAATCTCATGCCCCCTGATTACTGACAGAAGCCCTGTGCCCCCTGGACTCAAGGCCGAGAACTCCTGCCCCGGATGCATCATCGAGTCCAAGCCTTCCCGGCGTTGAGGGAGCCCCAACCCTCCCGCGCGTTTTACCGCGCTCGGCACTCCAGAAGAAGAAGCTCAAGCAGCAGAATTTTGGGGGAGAGGCCCCATTCGGCCCTCTCCAGGGCCTGCCAGGATCTCCTCCAAAAAGTCCATGCAGTTCTACATGAACGGATTAGACAGATCCAATTATAGGCGCGCCATAGGCGAGTAACTGCCAGCATAAGAGTGGCGAACGGTCAAAGCGATATCATAAAGAGATGTCCAGCCCATCATGCCCAGGGAGCACTTTTGATTTTTTGGTAACACAAAATTTAACAGGTGTTTTAGTTTCATCAACTTTTATAAACCCGATATCCCTTATCATGGCTGTCTTCTCCACGATGCTACCTTTCATTTTTTGGTCGCAACCAAAAGTAATCTGCAACACCCTCTTGCGATTAGGCTCTGCGCTATTCATTGGAAATGCATCTTTCGTCCAATCAAGATTTTCTAGGGAAATGCGGATCAGGTCCGAGTCCGAGAACCAGTTAGGACCAGCTGATACCTCAGTCCAATTTGTAGAATTATGTGCGCCAGTTGATGTAAGATTTATAGCTACATCTTCTAACCTAACCTTGAGTTTCGTCTCATCATTCTCCTTACCTTGGTTTTTTATATTAAATTCTAAAAACTTGTATTTGGATAAATCTTCTGGACTCCAATTAGGGTTGATGGCGACACAAGCTGCCCACCAACCACCTTCTACATGCTTCCATTTCATGGCTAAAACAACTTTGTTATTAAGATAAAAAAACGGGATACGTCCTCGAGGGGCACTCTGAACAGGGTCATACACAATTATATTGGAAATTTTATCCCCGTTACCTGCACCCATCTACGAGGAAATCACAAAATTTTGTTTGCTAAGTGATATAAAAAGAACAGATAGGAGAAAAATTAAAACCAAGAACATAAAAAAAGGAGGTTTAAATTTCAATTTATCAGTACTAAATACAATTATAGTAATTATTATACTCAAAATATTTAAAAATCCCACTAACTTGCTAAATGTCGGCCGCAATTCATAGTAGGCCTCATATACATATACTTTATCTAGCGGCTTTATCATTAAATATCACCCGTTTTAAGTTAAGCGGGTAGTGTGCCTTGTCTGCTGTAATTCGCAATGGCCCTGTATCCTGATTCTACTCACTCTTCTAAGGATAAATACCTATTACCCGTTACCCAATCCTCAAGGGTCCTGCTTGAATTTGTTTTTGGGCTTCAAGCTGCAATACCTCATTCCGATAACCGGCAGTTAATTTCCTCATTCCCTCTTTTGGATCGACAAGATAATCTTCTGCTAAATCGCTCATACTCATGGCTCTGTGTCCTTCCTTAAGTTTCGACGACTTGGGGATACAGGGCTAATTATTAAATCTTGTGAAGAAATAACTTGCTGTTATCTCGTTCACAGCACGTCGGCTCTTGACGCGGGATTTAGCTGAGATTTTACAGCAAGGCGGGCACACTACCTGTTGCACTTGAGATCTTTTTTTATTGAATTTGAAATTATCTCAATCGCCGAAATGCATATCTACATTAAGAACATAGGTTCTTTTTGATGCTTGCAGTTGTGGCCTAGTAAAACCAATATCAAACGACCGTATAAAATGTCGCACCACCAAAAGATGCAACAGAAGACTAGCACCCATGAGGTGATGGAATGGCGGAATCAAAAAAGTATAAGTATGTCCTTTTCGACAAAAACGATGAGTATAATGCACTATACACAGTCTCAAAACCAGAAGAGATCAACGATATGGACGCTGCGGTCGGATATATCCGGGATTATAGTAATTTGAAAGACATCAATGATTTTATCAGTGTTGATATAAGTGATGATAATGCAAAGATCTACGTAAAATTACCATATATTCCGAAAATATATGTATATAAGGTGATTAGAAAGACAATTCCCCCAAAAAATCAAGATTCGTGGTAAAGTATAAATATATCACATTATTTTATCCTGTTGAATCTTGAAGTGGCAGTCTGGTAAAACCAGTATCAAACTGCCTTTTAATATTTCGTACCACCACAAGATGTAGCAGAACACTGTTTCGTAAAGCTGCAAAAGCTTTAAATGTAAGCTACGCTTACGCTTACGCTTATGCCAAGAGAGAGTATGATAGCCCGCATAAATGTAACTGTGCTAGATGCTGCCAAGAAGATCTTGAACGAGTTTCAAGAAAAAGGAGACTACGCGTCTCAAGGTGACGCTCTCACCGACCTTCTTTTGGATTACGGAAGGCTCCAGGAAAGAGTAAAGGAGCTTGAGGCCCAACTGGCCGAAGCAAAGAAGGAGTAACTCCATCAGTTAATGCCTTAAAATCGCAGAAAACCAGATTGCAGGATGAAAATGCCCAAGCCAAATAGCGCTTATGTCCCCTGTCTCTACTGCCGGAGAGGCCCGAAAGGTGACGACCCGGACCCCTGTTCCGGTGTGCGTCACATCCGGTCCTTGCAGGCTTGCGGCTGCTTCCTGGGAGAGGTCATGCCTGGCAAGGAAGCGCTCCATGCCAAATTCACCAAGACCCTGGAGGTGAAAGCCTGAAGATCGAGCGCAAGGACGATCCCCAGACCCAGGAGCATGTGATTACCATCACCCTGACCCGTGAAGAGATGCTTCGGGCCAGCGACGAGATGACCCCCGATGAAAAGCAGACCGCTTATCTCATGAGCCAGAGCCCATTGCTCTCCACCCAGCTCTGCTCCCTGTTCGAGATGGCATCTGCCCTTGAGAAGGCCGCTGCCAAGGCGGCCATGAGCCCGGACGCCCTGGTGAATGATGATGAGGATTATCTGGATGACCTCTGAGTCTCGCTGCCGGAGCAGGGAGCACTGAGAAGATACAGGCCTTCTTTGTGAACAGCGATCTGGAAGATGGGATGTACGGCCCCTACACCGATAGAGTCCTGGGGGAGAGGGTCCTCAAGATCGTTCGCATGGCCATAGACGAGGAAGCTGAACTGCAAGTTGCAGAGGCGGACGTGTTCGGCGAGCAACTCCAGAGCGGCCTTTTGCCCTTCAAAGTTTGCGTGGTTGTGCAACAGGGCAAGGTGCAGGATGTGGAGGTCTCGCTCTGCTGGCCTCCCGTCCCGGAGGGAATTCTGGTCGAGCGGGAGGACTACAGGCGTGGGGTATAGGGGCAGAGAGAGCAACGGTCTTTAGGCCAGTGGTGAATCGTGCCCCACTGCTACGCTGCAAATCTAGATATACCATAATAGCGTAGAACACTCTTATGCTTAAGGCGTACAAGTACCGGATCTATCCAACCAAGTCCCAAAGTACCATGATGGAGAGAACCTTAGACTTGTGCCGCTGGACATACAACCAGACCTTGGCATATCGAAAAGATGCTTGGGAGAAAGAAGGCAAATCCATCTCAAAATATGAGACAAATGCGCTTCTCCCAATCTGGAAATCTGATAAACCGGAACTTAAAGACGTATATGCTCAGACCCTCCAGAATGTTCAGGAAAGGGTAGATCTGGCTTTCAAGGCTTTCTTCAGGCGGGTTAAGGCAGGCGAGGAACCCGGATATCCTCGATTTCGGGGAAAAGGTTGGTACGACTCGTTCACCTACCCACAACCTGAGAAAGGGATTAAGGTTCTTGCCGAAAAATTGCATGTTCCTAAGATCGGAGATATCAAGATCAAGCTGCATAGACAGATCGAAGGCAGGATCAAGCGTCTGACGATTCGCAGAGCTGCAACCGGGAAATGGTTTGCCTGTTTCTCGGTCGAGATTGAGGATCTGCCAAAACCTCCCTGGAAAGATGGGTCAATCGTCGGCATAGATGTCGGCTTGGCGAGCTTTGCCACTCTCTCAAATGGCGAGAAGATCCCCAATCCAAGGTTTTTCCGGGATGAGGAAAAGGAACTCGCTAGGGTCCAAAGGAAGCTCTCAAAAGCTGCTAAAGGTACTCTTGAGAGGAAGGCTGCCTTAAAGGTCGTTGAACGGGTCCATGAGAGGATTGCTAACAAAAGATATGAATTTGTTCATCAAGTCAGCCGGGGGCTAGTTAATAGATTCGGCTTGATCGCTTTTGAAGATCTGAACATCAAGAACATGCTTCAAAATCATTGCCTTGCTAAATCCATCTCGGATGTGGCTTGGAATATGCTTGTGACTGTGACATCTTACAAAGCTGAAAATGCTGGTTCGATTGTCGTCCTGGTAGATCCGAGAAACACTTCTAAGATGTGCTCAAGGTGTGGTATTCTGGTCGAAAAAACTTTGGCTGATCGAGTCCATAATTGCTCGGAGTGCGGGCTATCTCTGGATCGAGATTGGAATGCAGCCATAAACATTCTGAGATTGGGACTTCAATCTCTGCCAATCAACGGCTAGAAGCCCCGCCCTTCAAGGCAGGGAGAAGTCACAGGGAGTACTTTGTCTGGGCCAAAAACCAAAGCGAGGCCAAGACCAGATTGGCCAGCCTGCCGAAAAGCCAGAATGCCTGCGAGGCAGATGGAGTGAAGATGGATGAAGGTTGAGAGGCTGATCTAATGCACTACCCAGAAGGTCCATTCTTTTGCGATATCTGCGGCCATGGTTTTAAGTACATACATATAATTCGAGTGGTACCTCATGAGAATTTCACCCGGATAATCTTACAGCTCCATTGTCATAACGAGAAAGCCCACGAGGTTATCCCCCATCTGGTCCGAATCTCGGCCTGCGTTGAGAACATTATTGCGCAGGATCTTGACGGACAGGGATGGATGCAAATTCCAGAGGCGGCAGTTCTCAAAGATTTCGATTACTACGAAGAAAGAAAACAGGACGATTTGATAGACAAAATGGGACCCTGCTATAAATGCCTTGATAATTGTCGTGACTGTCCGGAAATGCCAGATGGACCCAAGGCAAAAGAAGACTGAGGATGTACGCTTCATGAATAGCCCTGAGAGAAGAAATTCATGACTGATGCCATCTTCTCGATCAAGCACCGCTACGCAGAGCGCATTTACAGCGGCCATAAGTGCGTGGAGCTGCGGCGGACGGCTCCCAAGACGCCCATAGAGAGAGCCTGGATCTACGAAACTGCGCCGGTAAAAAGGGTTACAGGCTGGTTTTGAGCCCGGCCTGATTTATCCGGCGATGGACTGCGAGGCCCTCCTGGAGCAGTTCGGAGAGGAGAAATGCCTGGGGATAAAGGTCGCCGGGACCAAGGATGAGCGGCTCCTGGCGATGATCGAGGCCCTGGGAGACAGGCCTCTGCACGCAATCAGCATAGAAAGAGCCCAGAGGATAAGCCCGGTGGAGCTTCGCATCCGGCCACCGCAGAGCTGGATGTACTGCAAGAAGATGGCAACGCTCGGCTAAGCGTTTTCGATGGGTTACGACTTTTCAGTCATGGAGACGTTATCTCTTCTTCTGCCATGCTATTCGCCTTGACCTTTTTGATTTCGTTTAATGATTTCCCTTAGTTCATCTAGCGAAAGTACCTCGTCTTTCTTTCGGTGGATCATTCTATGACAGTTTGAACATACAACTGCCATTTCGGTTTTAGGATCAACATTAGTCTCTTTTTCGAGCGTGCTAACGGGCTTCAGATGATGAACTTCAATAAAATTTGCCCCTCGTTCTCCATATCTTTGCTTGAAATCGAAATCACAAGCCATACATTTGAACCCATGAATCCCAATTGTTTTTTTGCGTAGTTTCCTATTGCGTTCATAGAAATTAATAAATCTTTGATCTATTTTCCCTTCAATTAACTTTTCTTTTTCTTCTTCTGCTAAAATCGAATCTAAATCTGCATCAATTGTTGATTCTAGAGATGAGTTGGTATTTTCGGGCACCACAATGAGCTTTTGATTATTGGACTTTTTTTCCTCTTCTATAGTTTTATAAACATTATTTAGCTTTCTTGTTTTATTTGGCTTATCCAATTCATTCTTCAAATCAGATATACCCATTTTCATAGAATCGGCTACAGCATTTTGAATTCGTTTACATTCGGGGCAGCTCACATATCGCCGATAGCTATTGGGGTGAACCTGTCTGTGATGTTCTCGCCAATTAGGCATGTAATTGTTGCAGCAATCATCGAAGACGCATTCACCATATTTCTTGTTCTTGCAGTAGCTCCTGCCTTCTGGGAGTTTGTTTGATTTTCGCTCATATAATAGACAGGAAGCCCACGGATGATAATCAGGCTGGCCGGGCTTAGACTCTCCAAATTTGGCGCTCAATTTCTCCCAATCATCCAAATCGTGTTGTGCTGCTGCTAGTTTTCCCTTAAGGATTACTTCATCCATTGATTAATTCCCCGTATTCCCTGCCATTGGTGCTTTGACTGTTTCAATGGAGCCACGACTTTTCAGACATGGAGACAAGAAAAAATTATGAGCTCATTGGACTAACGATAACGTTTCCCACCAACTGCGATATCATTTCTTCCTGCCCTGTTGATGGACAGCTCCAGTAATCTCTCTCCTCGCTCATTTTGCGAGTAGGGAGCAGGTTTATATTCCAAACCTCCCACCGAAGCGGATCTCCGGTGGAAACCACTGTAACAAGAGTGCTCTCACTCTTATTGAGAATGATATTACCATAATCCCTTGTTTTCACAAGGGTACCCGCTGGCCACGACACGAGAAACATGGTGTCATTGGCTGACCACCCGGCATTCAACATCGCCTGGTAGAAAGCGACAGGAGATGTGTTCCCCCTAACTTCAACCCTGGCAGCCGCGACTGTCCGCTTAAGAAAATCAACAGACGGTGGCGTCATCTCAATGCAGGCTTGAATGGTGCGGGTAGCGTTCTCGCCGAGATTGATGACGGTTTTTTGCCACCAACTCTCTTGCATCGAAGCAAGGAGTAGCGTTCACTACGTTACTAATCAACAAACTAATTAACAAGCTGGCTAACAGATACGTTACTTTCATCTCTCTCATACCTCTTGTTTTCCATGAAAACTGAATTATCATGTCGGTAGATCTTGTTTCCCATCTGTCACGTATGAGCCCCAGCCCGGGCTTATGGGCGTTTCAATGAGGCACGATTTTTCAGCCATTGAGACATTTCTTTTCATACTTTCCTTAATAAAAGAAAAAATTATGAATCAAAATATTCGGTCGCGTTAAACACGTCTACCGAGTATAAAGTGACTATCGCATTAGGGTCAGCCACTATTTTGTCGGTATCAGGGTCATAGTAGGCGTTGAATTCAAGGGGCATATAAGCGTAAATACTATTTGGTGGGTTTGCATTATTAGCTTCCCATTTTCCATAAGTGTTTAAAGACGCTGTATAAACTGCTTCACCTTCCTGAACTGTACCGCCGTTTAGCGGTTGAGTACCGTACTTACCGATTTTCATCGGTACTTTCTGCCAGCCATTTCTCCAAAGACTTGCTGCAAAATCCTTCGCAGAGTAATTGCGTTTTTCTGTAGCACTAAGCTTGATATACTCAGCATATGCAGATACTTGCGCCTTCGATAGATTCCCGAAACTATCAGGAATAACGAGTTCGCAATCTTCCGGTGCTTTTAGTGCGGGCGCCGCCTGAATAGTTAAGCCGTTTTTATAAGACATATCTATCAACCAGTCGTAACCGCAAGGAGCGGCAGCACTTAAAAAAATACTCAATAACATTACTATACCTACTGCTGCTACTAATCTCATTTTCGAAACCTCCTGCTTGTCCAGTTTCCCATGGAAACTGAATTCATAATGTCGATAGATCTTGTTTTCCATCTGTCCCATGTGAGCCCCTACCTGAACGCATGGGCGTTTCAAAGGGACCACGAATTTTCAGGTCATGGAGACATTAAACCGCTCCACCTTAAACGCTCTAACAGTATCAACGACGGTCGTTTTCCCAGTTATGGGACTAAACCACGCATCCAAATCTGCGGCATTTTTACCATATAGATTTGCGTTGTTCACTTCCCAATTTCCGTACTGGTTTATGGTTATCGTGATAAGGGTAGACCCTGTGCTGCCATCATCCCTGGTGTACCAGAGAAACCGCATTTCTTCTCGCCAATTTTTCTTATTTTTTAATTGTGTGGCGAGTTCTTCGTATGTAGTACAGTTTCCTCGCAGTTCCTCAACGTAGCTGATGAACTGCGACGAAGTGTTTTGGGGCGAAAGCATACATCTCGACTCCTCCGCTTGGGTGTTATGAAACCCCGTATACACCTTCTCTAATAACCACCCTCTGTCGCATTGTTGGGCGGTTGCGTTCGCAACTACTATCCCTGACAAAATAAATATAAGAGCTATTTTGCTCAATTTCAATTACATTCCTCCTTAACGCGATCTTTCGCATCAACTAGCTATCGGCTCTCCAAATCCCACCAGCGACCGATGGGAATCACCAGAGACCCGCCGTATTAAATAAGGCTCGATGATCCGGGAGCAGGCCCCGGCTGCAATCCATGCCTCCATAGATCGCTAGCGTGCTGTTGGGCGCTGAGCAGGCCATGAAGCTTTAGTCACACGGTTAAAAAAGAAAGTTAAGCGGCACAATCCCACTTCCGAGATATTACCGACATATTCGTTTTTATACCGGCCACAGGATCATTTGGGATGTTGAAATGGATTCCATCAGAACCCTTCCACACTACGTTGACTATGACCTCGCGCCCATCAATAATGGTACTAGTCACAAAAGAGTCGCCCTTTCCAATCATGTACTCCTTTATTACACCATTTTTTGTTACGGTGAATTTTACACTATCGAAATACGCACAACAAGAAGGATTTTTCAGCCCTGCGTCTCTGAAAGCTTTTTCGATCTCTGTTGCATTTGGTGCTCCATCATGTCCATAATACAACTTAGACCAGGCTTCAGCCCCTATCTTACCGATTTCGTCCAAATTTTGGGTCGTGCTGTCGTTTACGCAGGGATTATTGATATCTTCCCCACCACGATAAGTTTCCGTAACGAGCTCTACAAACTGGCTTCCACTTACTGCACTAATACTTATTATTGCACTTATTATCAAAACTAAAAACGACTTTTTCATTAATCTTCCTCCACAGGGCGTTTCAATTGGGCCACGACTTTTCAGCCATTGATACAGAGTAATGAAAGGACGCTTCATCCCAGGGATCTCTTTTCTTTATTAGATAGTCACGAAGAAGGCAAATCAGCAACGAGACAACAACGGCATCCCATTTTACAGGTACATTCTTCATAAGGCAGTTCAGGCACTTTATTTATTGAATAAGTATTATTCTTTAATTCCCTGCAATGCTCACATGCATTATCGGCAACGATAATCCTCGCTTTTTTGAATCCGCATTTTTTTAATTCATGCAAATTTTTTAAATAACTTGGATGGAAAATTAACATTCTTGCGGCGGACTCAGCGCCAAGACTGGAGTCGATATGAAAATCTGGTGGTAGCCAGTTTTTTACATTCCTGCAAGAAAGGAGATACATCATCGCCGCAACGACTCGCAATGCATTAAGTTGGTGATCTTTGATATTTTTTAAAATTTTAGGCTTACTGGCAAAAATTTCTTTAATAAAAGTCGAGTCATAATCAATCCCTGTAGAGAATACAGCCTGCTGATGATAAGAATTTGCAATTTGACATGCTTTATCTAATTCTAAATTCTGAAGAGCTTGGAATACCTGCTGTTCCACTGCCGATTTTTTCTCTTTCTCCTCGTCTAAATAGCTCGCAGAGACAGCCTCGCCTTTTTCTGAGCACTCAAATATCTCGAGTCCCCTTACCAACACCTCAACGCCTGTTGCATCCGCTTCGATCAGCCTTTCGATTAGGATGTCCTTCTTACCAGTGACTTTCAATCCTCGAGCCTTCAGCAGATCTTTTAATTCTGGCAGTTTGAATTTATGATCTAGCTTCCCATTAATTCCTGCGGGTTCTATAAATCCATTGTCGATGAACCAGTCGAGAGCTTTCTTGGGCGGTTCTTTGAGTACCGTCTCCCAACCATCATCTTTCATGAAATCCTTGAGAGCATGTGGGTGAAGGAATCTACTCAAGAAGAAAAGGTGTGCTGGATCTTTTTCTCGATTGAAGCCCATGATTCTTTTCAAAAATTCCATTTATCTCGCCCTCATGATTGTGATAAATAGCAGAGGAGAAAAAGATTTTGGCTGGCGTACCTTATGACTTTCTAAAAGTTCGCTAGAGGGGTCTCAGGAGGGTTTACTTTTTCACTTTCGTGCGCCTTAAACTCCATGCTCATCCAGAATCCTCTTCGTTACCTCTGCGAAGGATTCCCCAACGACTTCACTCATAATTGCCTGGAATAGTGATATCTCATACAACTGGCTAACCCCTGCTTGAATGTTCTAGCCTATCAAATATAGCCCTCGCTTCTTCCTCAGCGCGGGATCTCTTCAGCTCTAAATCCTTTTCTGTGAGGAACTGGTCCATTTCAACCCAGCCAGTCTGATCTTGGTGGATCAAATATAGGAAATCCAAGAACATCTGCTCGTTAAGCTCATGCTTGCCATGCATGCTATCTTCAACGATAGCATATGTGCCCAATCGTTTTTTATCTGGAAGCTTATATCTCTCAAAGATTTCAGCACTAAACGATAATCTCCTTCTTTTTACCATGAGAGTGATTTAATGCATCCCACCAACTGTTAAAGGTATTGCCGAGCCACCGTTCCTGGGCCGGCGTGCCAGATCCGAGAGGCAGCCTCGCCTTATTAGACTTGGACACCATGTAGATTAATGATGAGCACGTAGAACATAGAGGGAAAAGGAGGACGAAGATGTTAAGCCTTCCCAATTGCCTTCTTATACCGATTCATTGCCTTTCTTGCCGTCAAAGGCTCCTCGCTGTGAACAGTAAATGGGTTGCCGATTAAATAATAGCCTGCAGAATATTTTCCTCCACAGTGTGCCCCTCGATGCCCCCATTCGTTCGGCCCTTCGCTGCCTTCAGGCTTACCACCTGATCCATGCAGATGGATCTCGCCGCAATACGGACAAATAACGAATACATGCACTTTATTAGCCGCTATCACCGTTGCCGGTCTTTCATTATCTAATTCGATTATATCGCTCATCTCTTCTTGCTCCGTGATAAAATCTATTTGATTATCAAATGAAAAACCTTTTGTCCGTAGAATCTTGAGCAGGTGAGTTTCCCATGGGAAACTGAATTTTGAAGTCGATAGATCTTGTTTACATTCTGTCTCGTGTGAGCCCTGCCTGGGCACATGGGCGTTTCAATGGGCCACGACTTTTCAGCCATGGGTAATTGGCAGCCGAGAAATAGGGCTCGATGATCCGGGAGCTGGCCCCGGCTGCGATCCATGCCTCCAAAGATCGCAAGCGTGCTGTTGGGCGCTGAGCAGGCCATGAAGCAGGAAATTAGCCAGGCCTGGCGGAGACGGCATCTCTCGCACTCCCGGCTAAATCCCGCCGCCGCTGCCGTAACCACCGAGGAGAGAGGGTGGGGTCCGGGGAGGGGGAGAGGGAGAGGAGGCACAAGCCAGGAGAACCGGACGCAATGAGACAGCCTAGAACTCCATGATGAGCCTTGAGCCGGCTATTTCTGCCGCCTTGTCCTCTATGCAGCCCAGGGAAAGGCAGGGCTCAGCTTCATTCAATTTTCGGGTAGCTTCATCTCTGCGGTAGATTTCTGCATCCCGCTGGTCTTCGGCATTGCGTATGTAAGCCTCTGAGTCATAAATTAGCTGCTGGATCTCGGCTGCGGTCGTTATGCAGTCCTCAGCCATTTGTAAATATTCCTCTGCCTGCCAGAATAGCTCGTCTACCATGTCCTGCTGTTCCGGAGTCAGCTCCTCGTTCTCGTCCATGATCCTCTGTGCTGCATCCATTGCCTGATTTGCGAGCTGGTTATATGTGACTGCATTGCCGTCTTGCTGGGCCTTATCTCCTTTTTCCTCGCCCAATTGCAGCTCTCGCTCGGCTATTTTGTCATCCCAGGCCACAATTTCCACGGCTGCATCGTAATACTGCTGCCTCAGTTCGCTGTGGCTGTTGATTATCTCCTCTCGCTTGTCTCGCCACAGCCCGGTTATTGTGTGCATGCGCCAGAGGCACCGGCATTTATCGTGCTGCGGGATCTCATAAGGCGGCTCCGGCTCCTCTTCGGCAGTGAACCAGCCATCGAGTTCCAAACATATGGGGCAGCAGCCGGATTTTGCTACGTGCTCAAAAAGGTAAATTGTGGCAATAGGACATTCGACATCACTAGCCATTTTATCTTCCTTTCATGAATACGAAACGACTTGCAGATTTTCCAGGTAAAATGTGGCCATGGCTAGCGTCTCATCGTCCAGAATGCCCCTGAGTGCATAAATGAATCTCCATTTAGCTGAAGTAGAATACGAGGTGATTGTCTGGGTGCTCAGTAGTGTGGTCCTGTCTGCCTCGGCATAGATTTGCATGGTGATGATGGCGCTTCCTGCAGAGCGAGTCACTTTGCAGTAATAAACTGTCCCTACCGATATTGAATAACCCGAACTCAAGGACATATTTTTTGCCAGGTGCAATTTTCTGGACTTTACAGACCCGTCGGTATTCCATTCAATTACGAACATCGCCGTGGGGTCATTTGAGCCCAGGCCCGTTAGTAGCTCAGAGTGCTTGTTACTCAGGCTCCAAAGACCTAAATAGGTAGGTTCCGGCTGCGGGCTGGTGTAGATAGCAGTGAGGGAAGACAATTTTACATCAAACCAGATCTCAAACCCGTCAAAGCAATCTTTCTCGTAGTCCTGCCAGACATAAGCCGAGCAAGAGGCATCAATTCCTATCGCTGTTGCCCGATGGATGGTTACTGATACTTCGTTGGGGTTGTAGTACATGTATTCCGTGAGATCCTCTGACTCGCTGGGTGTTGGTAATGCTTGCGCGGGACAGGGATTTACACGCACACGCATAACGGTTCCATGATACTCAGTTCCCCAGGCAGAAGGTGCAAAGAAAATGTAATTGGGGTCAGAATAAGCACCCAAGAACCCACAGGTGAGCATATCCTCTGCATAAAATACGTCCCTCTCCGCCCAGGAACCGGAATCTGAGAACGGTTTTTCAGTGTCATAGATTAAAATTGTGAAGTAGCTGGGCGCGAATGTAATGTACTGCCCCTGAACGCAGCAGCAATTATGCTGGTCGTCTGTATTTTCGCTGAGTAATGTGCTGTCGTAAGTCGAATAGGAGCTTGGGTCGGCAAATGGTAATGTGGAGTCGTACCTCAGAACGAGGTTATAAGTTGCATTGGGGAAGTAGATAAATCGCCCATCCGTGCAGGGAGCACCCAGGCCCTTGCAGTTGGCGCTAACCGTGGCCGCATTAAATACAGTCCAGGCCCCGGCAGATTTGAAGGGCTGGGTTATGTCATACCGCAGAATCTGGCCGTGGAAGTCGGTAGCGTTTCGACAGGGCGAGAAATAGATAAAATTGTCTTGCAGCACAGCGCCCCAGTAGCCTTTTGCGGCACCGCCTGCCATTGCTCCCAGGTCGTAGGCTGCCCAGGAGTCAGACGACTTAAAGGGCTGCTTGGTGTCATACCTCAAAACAATTCCATTATAAGCCCCGTTGTTAAACGGCACGAAGTAGATAAACTGGCCGTCAAAGACTGCCCCACGAAAGCCCTTTGTTATCAGGCTATCAGTCTCTCCGGCGTCGTAAGCTTGCCAGGAGTCGGAAGATTTGAAGGGCTTGGTGGTGTCGTAGCGCAGAACAATTCCCGAGACATACCCGTTATTGTTGGGCACAAAATACATGAACTGCCCGTCAAAGATCGGATTGCCGAAGAACCCTTTTGTAGTGAGGCCATCCACGCTGCCGGCGTCGTAAGCCTCCCAGGTGCCTTCGTCCTTGAAGATCGCATAGATTTTCTGGCGCAGAATTACGCCATGGTACGCACTGCCATTGTAAAGAGGAGAATAGTACAGGTACTCTCCATCTGACCCGATCCCAGAATAGCCCATGCAGTTTAGGCCGTCTGTGGCGCTGGCGTCCCAAATACCGATATTCCCAACCCAAAATACCATTGCTGCACCTCACGAAATGGTGTAAGTCGTGTCGTCTTGCCTGCCGGTCGTGTCGTTGTCGTTCCAGGTGTCCGGTGAATCGCACACCTCCGCTCGAATGTAGTTAGTGCCGATGTCACAGGCCAGAGTCCTCCAGCTCCATGAGTTCTTATTTTGCCATCCGGTCATGTCTCTCCATGCGCCCCCTGTCCCTGGACCCTTCTGCCAGATACGATAATAGATTTTCGAGGACTTGTTGGCCAGCACAGAGAATACAATTGTAGTCTCATTAGCTTGCGGGCTGTCCAAAGAGGGAGTCACAGACTCAATTGCTGCCCGCTGCACTGTGATTGCAACGCTTCCCTCGTCATCGAAACTCTCCTCCCCAGCATGTTTGCCGTCCCGGACATGACACTTGATTGTGACCGTCTCAAAATCCATCTGATCAAGCTGGTAGAGCACCCAGTTCTCAGTCTGCCAGCCGGTGAGCTGCTCCCAGGAGGCCCCCACTGTTTCCCGGTAGAGCCAGAACTTGTACTGGATTTGGTCGCCGTCCACGTCAGCCGCATCGGCTACTACGTGGATTTTATCACCCACAAAAGGATTGCCGGGCTCATTGACATACACGCTGGCAATCGTGGGTGCCGTGTTCGTGGAGACTACGAAAGTGATATTGGCAGTAGCATCATAACCGCCCTCGCCCGCGTTGTTACCATCTCGAACCTGCACCTCGATGATGTTGCTGCCAATGTCCCCCGCCCCAGGAGTCCACTGCCATGAGTTAATCTTGCTCCAATCCATGACCAGCTTCTTCTTGGCTGCTGTGCCTGGGCCGGTGCGGTAAAAGCGGTAAAGAATGGCATCCGAATCTGCATCTGAGGCAATGCAAATGAAGTCCAGAGCGGTTCCCTGGCCGCGGGGGCTGGAGAGGGAAGGCGTTAAGCTGGTAATTGTAGGCTTTGTGCCCGATCCTGTATCGGGCGCGGTAATGGTGTAGCTGATCGTTGCCAGATCGTCATAACTGCCTGGTCCCGCATGATTGCCGTCTCGAATCTGCACCTCAATGGTGTTCTCGCCGATATCGTCAGTCCTGGGGTTCCATTCAAAGAAGTTTCTGCGGCTCCAATCCTGCACCAGTTTCTTTACCCCGGCAGTTCCTGGTCCGGTCTGGAAAAAGCGATACATCACCGCATCTTCTTCCGTGTCTGAGGCAATACAAATGAAATCCAGCAATACGCCGGCAGCCTGAGGACTGGTGAGAGAGGGAGTGAGGCTGGTAATCTCGGGCTCGGTGCCGATCCCGGTTCCTGCGGCTGCCTCGATCGTGAAGTTAACCGTTTCCAGGTCGTCATAGCTGCCTTCGGCTGCGTGCTGGCCGTCTCTGAGTTGTACCTCAATGGTGCTCTCGCCAATATCGACCGTTTGAGGCTGCCACTGCCAGGCGTTGCGGTGACTCCAGTCCTGGACCAGTTTCTTCTTGTCTGCTGTGCCTGGGCCTGAGATGAAAAAGCGATAGTAAAGCTGGTCATTATCAGCATCAGAGGCAATGCAAATGAAATCAACCTTAACCTGTTCCTCCTGGGGACTGGCCAGAGAAGGCGTGAGGCTGGTAATCTCTGGTGCTGTGCCAATTCCGGAGCCTGCAGCTGCGGTTATGGTGTAGCTGATGGAGGTTGACTGGTCGGCTGCGCCTTTGTTCAGGCCGCCCCGGATTTCTACGTAAATGGTCGAGGTGCCCACATCTGCTGCCGTTGTGCGCCAGAGGAAGCTATTGCGATTCTGCCATCCGGTGAGGTCGCGTGTTACGTTTCCTGTGCCCGGCCCGTTCACAAGAAAACGGTATTCCAGGCCGAGAGAGGGCGTGGCAGAAGCGATGAAGGCTAATTCACTGGCGGCAACCAGCGGGCTTGCCTGGGAGGGTGTAAGAGTGAGTGTGAAGCTGCCTTTAACGTGGCAAGCTACTTGCATTCGGCACCTGTAGCCCTTGATTGTCGAATCCCAGCCCACCACGCCGCTAATCTTGGTGACTATGGCCCCGGTGAATCCATCGTCGAGGATCTGGCGTACTGCATCGGCAATCTGGGCGCAATACTCAGCGCCACCGTCGCCGGAGGTCTCTTTTCGTGTTCTGATATCCACGACAAAAACTTGATCGGCAGAGAGAATCTGTCCGTGCAGATCCGAAAGTTCGCAGGAAATCTGGCTTTTATTTACATCTCCACTCAGATCTATTACACTGGCTGATATTGCCTTGTTCTTATAGATCTTCGAATTAACCAGCGTGCAGAGGGCGGAATTACCGGTTAATGCACTAACTAAATTATCCAGAAGTGAATAGCCAGTCATCATTTCCTCAGATCATGAACTGCCCGAGATACGCCTTCCTCATCTGTTCCGGCCCCATTGCCGGATCTTTGCCCAGGCCAATGACAGGCCAGGAGAAGCCGCCTCTTGTTACGAGGTCATCCGTCTCTATCGGGACAGAGGTCAGGATATAGGCGACCTGCTGTAGTTGCCTGCCTTCCCCTGACTGGAAGGAGCGAACCTCATCATACCATAAAACGGAGATAGTCGAATCGGAATATACCGGATCGACATTGGCATCTACGCCGCTTTTGTGTCTCCAGGTTACGGATTCGCCCATCTTGTCTTTGTACGCATCCAACAAGCCCATAAAAATCTCCTAAGAAAAATGCCTCACACAAAAATCAACAGCACCCACCGCACAGAGACAGGCGGCCCACTTTACCACGCCCTTGCTATCGAGCCACGAATATATGCACCGGGAAAACTTCAAGATGACTACGTTTTTATCATTCTCATCTAATCTCTCTGAGATCAATCTATGCTCTTCTGTGTTCGATTCGATTAAATGATCAATGCGCTCAATTATCATTCCTAAAGTTATATCATGGTTCTCTGCGGTTTTTACCTCTATTGCCAGTGGTTCCTGCTGCATGCGTCCTCCAGACTCCAGAGAGGTCCATCACAGTAGCATCTACCTGATTCTCGATCCTGTATATTTTCGCAAAAGCTGCCTGGCTCTTGCGCTTTGCAGGCTGCGATTGCCTGCACCCGGGATAAACGATTCTGATAATTTGTTTGCCAGGGTAAAAGACTGCACCCCCTCATCCTGTAACTGTTTGCGTCCGCCTACTCCCGCCTGCTGGATGGCCAGTGCCTCCTCCATGCAGGCGTATCTGATATCCAGGGGCACTATTGCGGCTGATGTTGTGTTGTTGTAGTCTAGGGTTACGCCGTCGATTAGCCTGGGAAAAGCTCTTTTCTGGTCCGGCACACCGACAGTTATGCTCTGATCAGATTTTGTGCCCCGGAACTGCATGTTGTCTATTGCTATTGTGGCCTGATTCAGTAAAGAGGTCCTCTGGGCCACAGTGAGGGCTAATAGAGCAGTTGCCCTGTCGTTTCCCGCAAAGTATGTGTCCAGCTCGGCCAGGGTCACATAGGCGTCTAAGGTTGGCGTAGTGCCTAATGGTACTAATGTAAAACTCATACTATTTCCTCCTCCCATTCGAATGTCTCACAACCCGGCAAGCTTGCCCGGAACCAGTAATTTCCTGCGTTAAGGTGGAACTGGAAATTGCCGTTTATGTCTGTGGTCTGCACATCGACCAGAGCAGTCCTGTCTGAGTCGCTGTGAGCTTCGATTTTCACTCCGACCATTGGATCTCCATTCTCATCTGAGAACGGTTCTTCTGGATCAGGATATGTGATTGTGCCAACTGCTGACGCACCCCAAGCCCCGGCTCCGTGATTAGCCGAAAGCTCTGTATCGATTTCATCCAACGTTGGCGCAAAGCCGGTTTTCGTTGTGACTGATGCAGCCACTACAGCCCCTCCGCCTACATTATACGCGCCCCCATCACAGGCAGACTCTAAGTTATCAGCAGCATCTGAGTCTCCTGATATCTCTGCAACATCCACTTGCAGTTTATCATTTGAATATTTTGAGTCCCAATAGTTGGCTGTGACAACATAGAAATATTCTTTTCTGGGCAGCGCGCCGGCCTTGTGTATTATGACCTCCAAGCAGCCCAGCGTATTTGTATCTGTCTCATCTAATGGAACATCATAATAGCCCAGTTCATCATGAGTCGCACCTGCGTTATTGTGGCTCTGCGCGATATCTCCGCCATTCTTTGTTAATCTTATGTCTGACTGGGCAATTGACAAGACCGTTTCTGCTGTTTTTCCGTCTGTATCGTCCAGGCATGGTCCGAACTTTACAGTAACTGCAGTATTTTGCTTTAGTTCCCTCACCATTATTCCATCACTCCTAGTTGGTAAATCATCTGTTTCACGCAACCTGTTGGAGTTGTGAAATCGATAGAAACCCAAGACAGATAACAGTAACAGCTCGTAGATCCGTTACCTTTGCAATAGACTCCTGCTTGTATTGCTGTTACTTCCTCATAAGTCCAGGCGTTGCCTGTTGCTGGGTTTGTGGTCCAAGTTTTTGTATTCAGTGTGTTTGTAGTGGTTACGTTAAATGCAGTTCCTTCATACCTTGTTGTGCCTATGTATAGTCCTGTGTTCCCAGCAGCGATTAGTGTCCCGCTGCTACTTTTCCAATATCCTGATACAGATAGGCTATTTATGATATCTCCTGCTTTCAGGACTGACGGACTCGATAATGTATAAAAACACCAACCACCTGCTGCAGAAATTAGATATACATAATCCGATAGATCTAATGTTACTTCATCAATCCTTTGCCAGCCGGGAGCTGAAGGTATCGGTGCTAAACTCATTAAATATCCAGCTCCTGCAGGCCGAAGTATTTCTGTAGTTATTTATATCACCCATTATTTTCTTTATAAAAAAAGGATTATTTGCCGAGGCCGGTCTTGATCGGCTTATCTTCCTTCTCACCCTTTTCTATCTCTTTGGGATGATCTTCTTTTCCCGGCCCGATCTCATATTTCTCAGGATATTTCCGTAGGTGCTTGAGAGTGCCCTCATCTGAGATCTCCCAGGTTGTCTTTTCGATCTTGTTAAAGACTCTCATTACCGAAGCACCTTCAGAATGGCTATAGTGGCCGTGGTTACGTTTGTGGTCGAGAACTTGAGATACTTGGTAGTGTTCAGGAACCGGGCTGACTCCAACGGACCGCACAGGACCGAGCGGTTGACTGTAAGAGGGATTGCCAGGTTTCCTATCTCGGCCCGGAATGCAGGCGGGTTATTTCCGGCCAAGATGTTCAGTTTTGGACCTGTTCCGACTGTTGTAGCATTGATAATCACGAAATACATGTAGGCGCTATCGTAGGCGATATACTTTGTATTCGTGCTCGTGGGTGCAGCACTCCAATAGGCCATCGTTACATAACTATTCTCACCCGTTAGTGTCCCGGCAGCCGTGAGCGCGGTATCTGTAGCCTGTACCTCTGCCATGCCTGCTAATAGAAGAGCACCGGCCAGCAAAAAATATAGAATCCTATTCATCTTATCCACCTCTTTAGCTGAAGTTGCAGGTCATGACGCCCAAGCACGCCGGCTTCACTACTTTTCTGCCGAACACGTACTCCCCGTCTACCTTTCTGGCATACTGCTTTTCCATCGGCAGGATACGAGTATCTTCTACCTGAGATGCGAAGGTTATGGCCTGCTTGGTTCCGAACAGGATCTTGTTCAGTGTCCCGTTGGTGTTAGGCACGTTGTTGGATACCAGTAGCTCAAATCCACCAATTTGGCCAATCGATCCGTTTAAGATTGCAGGAGTTGCCACCGTTGGCGCGCTGGAACCCTGATCGTGCAGGTCGTTTACAATCAGTGCCTCCATCTCGGGAGGTATGATCATCCACTTTGGCATTGCTGCCGGCACCTTGGACTTTTTGAGCTTGGTTCCGCAATCCGTGATTAACTTGAATACATTGGAGGCGTCTCCCTTCGTTACATTAGGAGTCTTGGGTGCTGCGTCCGTGCCCACCAGATTAGAGGCACTGGCATCGACATAACAAGTAGCTACAGCCAAATCTACAGCATCAGCCACGGCATAAGCTGCCTCTACGTTGACCTCATCCATCAGGTTAATTTTGGTTTGCGCTTCATCTTTTGTGGGGATCTTGAAGTTATAACCCTTATGGAAATCAATCGTCAGATGCGTATCTGTATCCGCAATGGTTTCAGGATCAGGCATATCGACATTATCAATTACATCGAATACAGTAACTCCGCCGATGCCGGTTAGGCGCACACTCTTAGCATACTTTACGGACCCCTCAAAATTGTGATTAACCACGCCTTCTTGGGCAAAAACTAACACCTTCTGTAATTGGTGTTGCACCTCCAACGCCACTACTTCTTCTTTAAACGCTTCATAAGCCAAAGTACCACCTCACCAAATTTATTCTCTTACTCGGCCTTCTGCTTCTGCTCGCTTAATATCGGCCAGCGCTTCCGCAGTTACGGTTCCAGACTTGCGAAGTTCCCGGACCTTTGCCGCAGTCCAAATTGTCTTTCCCTGCTGGCCTCCATTCTGCAATCCCTGGTTCCCAGCCCCCTGTGCATTTCCTCCGCCCTGAGCAGCTCCGTTCCCCTGGCCCTGCCCCTGGCCTTGCTGTTGCTGGCCTTCCTGAGGCAGCATTTTGGCCTGAGCCAGGGCATCAAGGCTGGCGTTGATCTCGGCAGAAGTCGTTCCGGCGATGTTCAGGAATTGCAGCAGTACCGGGATCTGACCCGATGGAACATTGCGCTGCATGAGGGCTTTCATCTTGGCCAGTTCCAGGTCAGCACCCGTTAGCGTCTCGCCTTTCGGCTCCTCTTTCGGCTTCTTGCCGGCTGCAAGGAGAGCCTTTGCTTCTGCGAGTGGCATTCCGAGAGCAGTTTCGATGTCTGCTAAACTCATGTTAGCCTCTTTTTGCTGATTGCTTTCTTGCCCAGATCCTTGACCTGCTCCTTGGCCCCGGTCTCCCTGGCCTCCCTGTCCTGCACCTTGTCCAGTTCCTTGTCCTGTTCCTTGACCCTGGCCAATCTGACCAGAGCCCTGGCCCCCTTCTTGTCCTGCACCCTGACCTGAGCCTTGACCCTGGCCACCCTGGCCGTCTCCTGCGTTTCCTTCATTTTCCATTGGATTTTCTCCGTTCCTAACTTGTCGTATTCACTGTCTTTACTAACGGAAAAAATAGAATTGATGATTCTAAAATTGAGGCTTACAAGATCACGATGTTGTGGATGCAATTGGGGTGAAATATGCCGCCAGCCCTGGCATCATCCAAAGTAGGATAGCCTGGTGTCTTGCCTGTCAGGCTCACGATCTGCCCTTTCCAATCCAGGCAATTTTTGCAGGTATAGCTGGTGTATTCGTCGGTTATCTGCACCAAATCCTGCTCATGTTCGAGGGCTCTGATCTCAGTTCCCTCAATCATGGCCTCTCTTGTCACCAGTTGCCCCAGCATTTCTACGTAGCTCACAATATTCCACGATTTCCCGGCTGCATCCTTGAATCCGGTTATCCCCTGTTCAGCCAGCTTTTCTTTCTGAGCCTGAGCCACCTGTTCCAATGTGTCTCGTGCAGATAATTCGCCCTTAAGTTGCTCCATGGAGAGAAGTCTAACAACCTGCTCCACTCGGCGCTTGATAACCGAATCAACTTCCACGAAGCTCTCAAAAGCATTGTCTGCCAAGATTTCTTTGGCTTTCTGAAACTGTGGTGTGACTTCTTTAGTGCCCAAGGACTTGTCAACTTCAGAGGCAGCGAGATCAAAGAGCATTTCGATTGCCTCATCACACCAGATGCGACTGCCGGCCAAGACTTCTTGCCTGATGAGATTGGTATTCCGTTGTAAATCTGCCAGCTTTTGAGGATTGTTTGCAGCAAGGAGGGCGTTGTTGTACTCTTTTAGCAAATCCTTTTCAGCACCCTCGTACATTTGCACCAGGCGCTTTGCTTGGGCACTCGATAATGAGGATTGCTGAGTTGTCAGCTTAGCCATTTAGCTCCAGGGGAGGAAGCCTGCTCTTTGGTGCAATCAGGGCAGTTTGCACACCTCGCAGTCTGCCTAATTCCATCTCATAAGCTTCGCTTCCTTCTTTTAGGCCCTGCAGTTCGAGCTTGCGTTCTAATGAGATTGCGCCCATTGCATCCCAAAGCTGTGCCGCTTTAGCGGTTTCAATCTGGTCCTCTGGTATTCCGTCCTTGAGTTTGACGTGAATATCTTTGATTGCTACAATGGGAGGATGCAATTGAGACCACAGATTCAGCACTCTTGGTATTGCTTCCTCAGCAGCTCGGGCATACTTGCCTACCTGGGCCAGGGTGGGGATGAGCCGGAATTTTAGAGCCGTCCCGGATTCTGCCGCACCGGCATCCTTTCCTGCTAAAAGAACCTTGCTGAGCTGGAGCATTTGCAAGAGCTGATCCATCTTCTGCTCAATGGCTGCCTCTACGTGGGCGAGCTGGGCGTCCCAGACCATCAGGCCAGGAGGTACATCTCCGGGCATTGTAAATATGGGCTCTCCCGGTCGGTAGACCCACTCACCTAAGCTGTGGTCAAATACCGTAGCACTCTCCGGGATAATTGGTGTGGGCGCAGTAAACTTGGACTGCACCTCATCCCGCTCCGCAAAAGAGACCTCCAGGGATTCGATTAAAGATAGGATCGATGGCTTGTAATCCGAGCGCCCATAATATCGCTCACTGGAGAGCTGATTTTGAACATGGACCACTAAGACACTATCCACCTCTGGATTTTGAATGCCAAATTCATTAGTCTTTATGCCTGCAAAGACCGGGAAGCTGCTGAGCGATACCGGCCCCGCCAATTTTGAGCTGGCTATCTCAAACACCAAATGCTGGATCTGCCCTTTTGAGTGAATAGTGAACTTGATGTATTCGCATTCTTTGCCTTCAACATTCTTCTGCTTAAACTTGGCAAATAAAACAAAATGAGTGATATCCTGAATATTAGCGGGAGAGACTACCAGATACATATTTTCAGGATTGATAACCGCTATTCCTGAATCTGAGATTTCATAGGCCCCGTGGCCGTAGCGGCTGGAATCAATAAGGACCTGATCATCTGGGCGTTTGGGGATAATCATCATGGCCCCGGCTTTAACCTCGATCGGCTCGCCAAATGTGAGGTTCAAGTAGGTGGTGGTTGCGATGTTCGCCCAGTCCAGGATAATTACTTGCTTTTTCTCGTTCTCGGCTTTGTCGGCAAGATAAGCAGCATAGCGCGGGAAAACCCGGTCGTGCAGGCCGTTGTAGATCTGCCTCATGAGCGCATGCTCTGCGAGCCTGGCTGCCTCATCTTTGTCTCCTGGCGGCCAGGGTTTGCCATCCCCAATAAAGCCCAGATCATACAGCATTTGAGATCTTCCCCGCCTCTTCGATGATCAGTTGATCATTCAGTTTGATTTTCTTATAACATTCTTGACAGCAAAATCTGTCTGTCAAAAGAGTAGTCCCCAGCCTATTTTGCGTCACTCCGGGAAGGAATGGCACAACAGGCGTGAATCTTAATTCCGCTATCGGTACAGGAAATTCTTTGCCTATCCCGCCTCCGCAAATTAAGCACCTCATAAAAATCACTTCTTTTCTGTTCCTCTCCTCGGGCGTCTTGAATACCGGTACTCGCCATACCAGCTCGACAAGGCCATGCTGAGCACCAAATCATCATGATCCGTCTCGCGCCAGGCAGAATAAGAATCATGCCCATTGGTATTGATTTTGAGCTTGAGATTGGTCAGCTCCTCCACGAGTGGTTTTGCCAAAGGGAGCGCATCTGCAATCTTCAATCTCTCCGACTGGAATATAGCAAGCAATGCAAAGACGAGATCGCGTTTAGGGACATGATAGCCACCTATTACACGAGAAGGATTATGGCCGGGTGTGATTGTGATTTCAATCACAGATTTATTCATTGCCACCAGGTTATTTTGAAACCTGTCATTCATTGACATGAACTTGGGGTTGAATAGATCGCAAACGGGTGCCCCTACGCCCGTTTTGTCAATTACAAGCTGAGGCGGTTCGCTCGCCTGCAGATTCTCTGATCTCAGCATGCCCTGAACTTTTGTGACGATTACAGGATAGGGCATACCCCTAACTCGATCAAGATACTGCAGCTCATATTCATAGCGATTGTGTAGCAGGTGCCATTCCTGTTTGAGGATGGAGAGAGCGGTGTAGTCGTTGGCCTGCCCCAGATCCAGGCCCACCAGATAACGCTTTTCAGCATGTCTAGGCGAATTCAAGAACTTTGACCTCCGGAGAGAAGGCTTGCTTAACTAAATCAAATCCAAAGAGCTGGTTGTCTGTATCCATAAACTGATTGTAATACTCCTGCAACCAGAAGCTCCTGGGCATGCCATCGTCCAATTCTTGCTGCAAGAACTCCGCTGTGATCCGTGGGCACTGGTCTGCGTTTATCTCATATTTCTCCCAGTTTTTGGCGTTCATCCAGGTTTCGAAGAAATGGCCTCTCTTGCCAAAAGGCGTGGACATCATTATGTACCGACCACCGGATACGGCCAGCATTGGCGAGACGCTTTTTCTGAGGAGGTCATCCACCCAGGCCGCCTCGTCTTCGAGGAGCAGAGTTACAGCCGATTTTCCGCGGGAGGTCTTGGCTGAGCCAGGCCGGGCGATAAAGCGGTTGCCATTGGCAAACCTCACGGCAAGCTTTGTGTCACTATCCATATAGTCCGAGGAGAGCTCCACCGCCTGCCGGAACTCGTCAAACTTCATCATCAGCTCGCCACTCTGATCCTGGCTGGGTGCTATGGCCATGCCAAAAGACGGGCGCCTGTAAATGGATTCGTGCAGGCCCAGGGCGGCGCAGATTGTGGACTTGCCGGACTGGCGAGAGCAGTTAAGAATAATGCGCTGAGCGCGGCTTCGTAAAAGGTCTGCTTGCCAGGGGTCCGGCTTAATCCCCAGGACCTCTTTTATCCAGATTGCCGGGTCCAAAGCGTATAGAAGGTCGTCTCGCTTTTTCCAAGGCAGCGATAATTTTCTTTTTAGTCTCCTGATCATCTTCTACCGCCTTGAGAATTGCAAGCCTCGTTTCCTCCCACTCCTCCATTGCATCAGCCATTCGGCTCTCTGCATCATCCCCGGAAAGCTCCAGCTCCAATTTAGCGCAATCAAAGAGCATGCGTGTGCCAATAGGCCAGTAGATTGATGCAGATCCGAGGGTAAGCGCATGCATCGTCCCATCAGAAACGGCGAACAGATCCCCCAAATTCACATCGAGAAGCTGCTTTGCCCGGAGCTTGCCTAAATTGACCACGTCAAGCGTATTAACGATCTCATCTTTTGCTTTGTTTCTTGCATCGTCATGCCTCTGTGCTCGGACTTCTTTGGCCTCATCTACCAAGTCTCGCAGGTCCCAGACGGCAGCCTTGTAGCGGTTGATCGTTGAATAGAGTCCAGGCTGCCCCAATTCTCTTGCTATCGTCCTAGGACTCTTTTTATCCGCAAATCCCTTTTCGATCTGGTCAATAAAGGGGGCCAATGTTCCGAATGCCATAAAGTAGTCCTGATGCAGATTTGATGCAGTGATGCAAAGATATTCGAGATGCGGTAGTCCAATGATGCAAAATGATGCAGTGATGCAAAATGATGCAAAGTTAAGGTGAATCCCTTTTTTTAGCATCCTCTATGATATGCTTTTCCAAGCGGATCAAAAAGTGTGTAGTCCCGAAACCTTTGACTTTATATACCCATCAATTGGGCATGGGAAAGAAGAATA